CCTTAATATAGGATATTATGTTAGGTCTGTCAACGCCCTTGTCGATTATATTTTTTATAGCTTCTTTTTTTATTTTTATTCATACTAGAAAACTTAGGTTTTTTCCTCTGAGTTATACTAGTTTTTTTAGGTATTCTTTCGTGGGGTAGTTTATTTGCGTCAAACCTTGCTTTAGCCATTATTCAATCCACTCTTTTACAAAAGGCACACCACCATCATCACGCGCTGTTATCACAGGTAAGTAAGTTATCTTGCCATTAACATGTTGGTGTAGATCTGCACCACAATTCATACATCTATATAATTCAGGTGTTAATCCAACTAACATAGTTAACTCGGTGCATGTAGGGCATTCACCATTTACTATCTCTGCTGATACTTTCATTACTCCAGTATTAACTTTTTTATAGACAAAGATCCATCTATATTTTTTTCAAGTTCAGCCATAGATTTTATGCACTGATACTGCACTTGTTTTTTCGTATCACGCATTGCGACACGTTTGCCCTTTAAGCATTGAGACATTGACTCTTGTATTCTATGTTCCTTGATCTCTCCGTTGACAATCATAAGAAGAGCTACGATCAACTCTGTCATAATACTTTACCTTTGTTTGGTCCTTCTTTTATTCTGTACTTGTGTGTGCCTGTACCATTAATCTCTACTTCTTGTTTTAAATCTTTTTGTAGACGATTATTAATAAGAGTTCTTTTCATCTCAGAAATATAATCTAAAACTTTTCTACTAATGCGCCCCATTACCATTTGCTCTTACCTTATCTTTTAAATGTTCTATATCTTCTAAAGCTTTATCTAATTGTTCTCTTAAAAATTCTATGTTGACTTTGTTAGTCATGTTCATCTCTTGAGTTTCTTCCATTTTCTCTACGGACTTATAAAGATCCTCGATTAAAAAATGTTGCTCCTGGTCCGTGGGCACTTGCTCACTTTTCTTTAACAAATCATTTTCAAACAACTCACGTGATGTCTCTAACGATACCAACCTCGCAGTCAGCTCCGTATAAGCGAACACGCCCATTGCGACGAGCACGATCAGGCTAGCAACCGTCTTCATCGGCATCTGCACGCGTGCCTCTTCTCCGATATTGAGTGGTTTATCTCTCATCTAGGCACATACCCTGGTTCCACAAAAAGAGCCATTATGACAAGTAATATAATTAATATTCCGGTGAAATAATAATTCATTCCTGGCCACCTCTAATGTCATAACTAGAATATAACGGCCCCTAACACAAAACCAACTGCAGCACAGATTATCTCTGTTCTGTAGTGTAATTGCCAGACCATAAATTTGTCTTTGTATTTATTTATCATTGTCTTCCTCCAAGTTTTTAAGATCATAGTCGTACATACCTTTTTCATGTTCGTCTGTAATCCATTTTGCAGAATTTTCTACGGAGTATATTTTATCTGTTACTAATCTATTAATCAAGGTTTTGTTTGGGTCCACTCCCATGGAAGGATCATATATTTTTAATCTATTATTTGGCTGTATTGCATAGTTTCCGTCCTCTAATTCTATAACGTGTCCACATTTATGCTGGTCCGGCTTCTCTGAATAACCAAAATTTAACTCGTTAAAATCTCCTGCGCACCAATCTATTGTAAATAAATATTTACCTTTTCTTTTTACTTTACGTCTAGATGTATATTGCATTGTACATCCTGCAATTTCATAAAAAGTTGTAACACTTACATTATAACTAAAACAATCCCACATAACTAATTCATCAAGTGGTAATTCTTTTACCCCAGGTTTAGTACAAAAAGCTGATATAGGTGCTCTCCACCATAGACCACCATCTTCCATTAAAAAATGAAACATAGGTACTCTGTTTGGTATAGAACTAAAACCAAATACACCTACTTCAAAATATTTATCGTGTGAGTCTTTTTGATCTCTTAGATAGTTACCTCGAACGTAACACTCTATTACAGGTATGTTTGCATTAAGATAAGCCATTAACTATTAATCTCCCCCCAATTGTCGCCCCATTCATAGTCAACTTTGTTTGGTACTTCTAGACTAACAGCATGCTCCATAATTTCAATTATCTTTTTTGCCTGTGCGTCATTCTCGATAGATAAATCTAACTCATCATGTATTTGAATATGTGGTATAATTCCTTCTTTATATAATTCTAACATAGATTTTTTTGTCATATCTGCTGCACTACCTTGAATTAATTTATTTAATGCTTTGTAAGTATATGCTCTTTTTATCCCTGGTCCGTGTTCCGCCAACGCATCTTCATGTGTCATAGCTTTATGCATACCGAAACTGTTTGGTTCCCATAGATGAAACCTACATAGTCTGCCAAGTAAAGTTCTTATCTGACCTCTGTCTTGCGCTCTGTTAGATGCTTTGTCCATCAGTTGTTTTACAAACGGTACTTTTGCGTGATATGTATTAAATAATTCTGCAGCTTTGTCTTTACTAACACCCAACTCTGCCTGAAGTTTAGCTTTACCCATACCATAAAATAATCCTAAGTTAATTGTTTTAGCTTGTGTTCTTGGTATCTCTGCCATGTCTGCAACAGTTTGGTGAAAGTCTGCGTCAGGATCTGATTCATAAGAATCAACTACATCATACACTGATGGTAATTTATATAATGCTGCGTAGTGTACAACAAGACGTGGTTCCTGTTGTGAATAGTCAAAGACTCCCCACTTACAACCTTCTTCTGGTATAAATAAAGATCTTATCTTAGGACCTAAGTCTTTGTTACGTGCTGGTATCTGCTGTAGATTAGGATTCTGATAAGAGAATCTTCCAGTCACTGTACCACCACCTGCATTTCTTAATTGGTTTATCTCTGCATGTATTCTACCTTTGTGTTCATAACGTAAAATAGAATCTATAAAAGTTGTATGCGCTTTGTTTACTTCTCTTGCCTTTGCAATCATATTTACAACAGGATGTTTATGTTCCTGTAAAAAGTTTTTTGTAAATGATGGTGCTTGTGTTTTTTCTGTTCTTTCAAATGGTATCTTTAAGTTCTCAAATACATCTGCTATACTACTTGCCGCCCATATCTGTGGACGTACATTAGTTTCTTTTTCTATCGCAGTTAATATATCTTGTTCTTCTTTTACTAAAGTTTTTTTAAGATTGTGTGCTCTTTCTACATCTACACGTACACCTTTAAATCTCATATCAACTAGACATGGAAATAAATCTGTTTCTAATTCCATAATAGATTGTAGGTCTTGTGATATAATTTCTTTTTTCATCTCTTGCCACAAACCATACGTTGCTTCTGCATCTCTTTCAGCATAGCTACCAACATTTAATGATGGCAATTTATACATTTCAGATTTTGGATCTATACCCCACTCAGCTGCTGCCTCTGCAAGTGCTGCTTCGTTTTTACCAAAACCATTGTACTTCCATGACAAACTATTTAAATCATATCTAAATCTATTTTCATCAGTCACAGCTGCCGCTATCATTGTGTCAACAATCATACCATTAATTGTTAGACCCATAGCTCTTATCCAACAAACATCATACATTGCATTGTGAAATATTTTTGTAGAGTTTGTTTTAAGAATATCTTTAAACCATTCTAAAACTTTCTTACGATCCATGTTACCACCACCCTCATGTGCAATAGGAAAGTATCCTTTGTAATGTGCAGTTGCTACAGCTATTCCTATAACTTCCCCATTACCTATTATAGATCCAGATCCTTTTTTAATTAAATCTGGGTCACGTGTTTCTAAGTCAATTGCAATTTCGTCAACTTCTCTTAAGTCTGGAAATTCTTTAGGTATAACCCATTCTGTTTGTGCACTAAAGGTAGGTATCTTCATCTTGTTTCCTTTTCATATACGTGATTAATTTGTATTTGTTTTGTTAGTTTATCTTTGTTGCTAAATGCATACAAAGCAGCGTCGTAGTTGTGTGGAAATATTTCCCAGTCAACTAGTCGTGGATATATTTCTAAATTAAACTTGTGTTTATCTATTTTAATAGTTTTTCTAATTACACTTCTTTTCATATTAAGTAACATAAAACTAATAGGCACGTAAACAAACCCATGTAATGTGGTATGTGATTATTTGGTTCCATAGTCCCTTTCTTTTATCATTTCTAAATAATGTATTGCTTTATCTATGTCTTCTATTCCCCCTTTGCGAGAATGTCTGCATATGTATTTTATAGCATTCCCTTCTGCAAAAAGCAATTTGTTCTTGTTTATAAACTCTGCCGGCTGTATTTTCATGTACATGTAATGAGTTCCCGAAACTTGTTTATGCAATGCTTTCGATGTCATAACCTTTGTCCTCCTGTTTAGCTGTCATTATATATAAATTTTGTTTTGTACGTGTGACTCCAACGTACCAAACTCTATGCTCTTCATCGTGTTTGTCTTCACTCTTGTCCACTGCTTCTCTTATTTTTTTTGTGTTATCTAAAATAATTAAAACATTTGTTGCTTCCCCACCTTTTGCTGCATGTATTGTAGACAGCCTTACTCTTGCAGGTTTAGATAATTGTTCTTCATTCCGTAACATTTCTCGGATGTACAAACATTCTTCATAGTCTTGTGTAAATACTTCGTACCACTCATTTGATTTATCTAAATCAAACTCTGCTAGATCATACATTCTTTCTTCTGTAGGGAAAGGATCTGGACTTTGTCCTGTCTGTTCTAAAACATCTTTTACTTCAGATAGAGATAGTAGATCTCCTTGTTGCCATCTAGTGTAATGTTTTACTGCTGTATACAATCTTGTCTTATAACTCTTTCTACCTTTTAGTTCAAAGTAAATAGCCATATCTTTTAAAACAGATTTTAGTTTATTTAATTTATCATTAGTTCTGGATAGAATTAACCAATCTCCTTCATACAAAGGTACATCTTCTATTGCCGTTATATATTCCACGGTCCCTGATTCCGGACGCGGTGCCCATGTTTTTTTAATACGCCTATCATCTGGTATGCGACTTAGTATTTGATCTGCAACAAATTGCACTTGTTGTGGCACCCTGTAAGATTGTGGCAAAATTATGTTTTTTGCAGGCTCATCTTGAAATCGTTGTACATCTGCACCTGCCCAGCCATAAATGGCTTGATCATCATCACCGGCTAGTATAACATGTTTAGAGTTTTTCTTAAGTATATCGTACATTTTCCACTGTATTGGCGATAAATCTTGTGCTTCGTCAATGAATATTACATCATATTTCGGACACAATTCGGCCACATTAAATTTTTCAATCATGTCGGTAAAGTCTACTAGACCATAAGCTTGTTTATAATTTTCTACTTCTTCTTTTAAAATCTGTAATAGATGTTTATCTATGTCTTCTGAATACATGTCGGTGTTGTATTCTTCTTCTACAGTTACATTCTTTATTCTTGCTGCATTAATTATATTAAAATATTCACTATCAGAATCTACAAAACCTGTCTTCTCTTCACCATTAGAATAAACTGTAACTTCTATTCCTAATTTACGACCTATGTCCTGGTAGTGTTCGTCTTGCATAACCTGAGCTTTCTTCATACCTAATTGTGTAAAAGCTAAAGAATGTAGAGTTCTAAAATGTTTTAGATCTTTTTTCTGAAATGCTGAGTGATAGTCTAACATTCTATCTACTGCTTCACCTGCAGCTTTAGTTGTAAATGCAAAGTATCCTATCTTATCAATAGGTGTCCCCAGTTTTAAAAATGTTTTAACATATCTTAATAACTTTGTTGTCTTACCTGTACCCGGTGGACCCAGTATTTTTCGAACAGCTTTCATTTATTTTGTCCTTTTATTATATGCTTTATTAAAGTAGTTGTAGGATTAAATTTATCATCAATGTGTGAACACCCTGTTAAGAGTGTTAAAATTATTAAATATTTTTTCATTACATTATCTCCGTATTATGTTTTAGTTTTGTATGATTTATAGTTACGTCTTTAAATTGTTCTATACTTATGCAAACTATGTTCTTCGTAGGTGTATTGTATTTATTTTTTACTGTGCTTGGATATCTTTTTTGTTCTAAAAATTGTATGTCACAATGTTTGTAGTTAGTTTTCATCATAACACCTGTTTTGTCCTCACCATGTTTCCAGTTTTTAGATTTTAGTTTGTCATAAAATTTATCAAACTTAAAGTATGCATAACCATCTTCTACTAAGACTGTGCCAGATTTAAATGATGCATCGTTCATAGCTTTAGGTCCATTTATTTTTGCATGTAATACATCATGTAATTTTTCTCTTGGTGATGTACCTACTGGTGGATTAATTATTTTTTGTGTTTGGAATAACGCTTCTAAAACTGTTTGATCTTCTGGTGCTTTTATAATTGGTGGTGGAAACCCTGCAGCTTTTGCTATTGAGTTTCTACGTTTACGTTGGTCTGTTACATGTTCGATTGTTTTACAATGCACTGTTGCTTTACCAATGCCATCTGGTTTAGTAACGTCAAATTCATATTCTGGATCTGGTTCTATGTCTATCTTTCTTAAGTTTGTTAATACAGGATACTGTCCTTTTGATCCTGCTAGTATACCAAATTTCTTTTTAACACAGATACCTTTTTTACAAAAATCACTAATAGGACTTTGATTACAAGTGTAACCTTTTTCCGATCTGTTCCATGATCTTGTTTTTTGTTTTAATTTATTATCATCCCATGCGTTAGCGTGTTCTCTTGCAAAGTATTTTACTGGTGCATTTTTTACTTTCTGTTCCCAATTGTCTGGGTATTTCATTTTAACAAACACATGGTAGTTATACATAAATCTGTCTTTACCATCAAAATTAGATTGATTAGATATTTTAGATATCAATCCAAGACAAGGAGGCCCTTCAACAAAATCTTCATCTACGCCTTCCATAGATTGTTTTTCCATATCTTCTGTAATAGTTTTTAATTCATCTGCACTGGTTGTATTTGCATCTACAACTTTTATAAATTGTTCTAATGTAAAAAATGTACCATCAATATTAACGGCACGTCTTTCTCCGCCGTAGTATGGTAGATTAATAAATTGTCCTGGTTTTAAGATCCCTGTTTCCGGATCCTTTGTTAGTTGTGTTTGTTTAGGAAATATTTCACAGTCTGGTTTAAGATTAAATATAGGTAATAGGTTACTTAAGAATGATACAATAACTGTCGATTGTACAAATTCATTCATAAACAAATATAAATGTAGTCCGCCACTCTTAGACTCAACGGGCACTAATGGTAATTTATATTCTTGAATAGTTTCTAAATAAAATTTTTTGTCAAAGTCTTCATATTGTTTAGGGTCTACGTCTATGACCCCAAATACAGCAGTCCCTTTTTCATTAGTAGGCTGTATTCCAACAGATATGTTTCCGTTTAAATGTTCTTGATAAATTGCGTCAGTAAACTCTTCGTAGTTCCATCTGTATACAGGTTTCTTCTTACCACTTTCTGGATCAATAATAGCGTTAGTCCAATCTGCGATACCATACGCATGTCTATAGCCATTAAATATCTTTATATATTCTTGCATAATTATCCTGTCTACATGGGCCACTTAGTCTCCCAATTGGCCCATGCTGTGCACTTATTCTCTTAGAGAATTAGATAATGCTTTTACTTTCCGCTGGTTTTTCTTCACCATGCTTCGCTTTCACTGCACCCTTAGAGATGTTTTCAGAAAACGATTTAGCTTGTTGATAAAGACTTGCGTCAGTAATAGGACCAACTTTACTTACTTCCCAACCAAACCAAGTGCCTTTGTCATTAGACATTTGAGTAGTCTTTAGTTTGTAAATATGGCTAAAAGATGCCGGCGTATATAAACCGTTTTTACCTTTTAGTTTTATGCCCGACATCATTGAATTCCATTTTCTACTAATTTTTAATTGAGTAGATTTCATAGA